GTCCTGCGCAGCTTTTCGTTTAGTTTCCATGTGAGGCTTGTGCCAATTCTCGGAGTTTGTTTTGGAGGAACGCTTTCTGACTTCGGGCGTAATTCCGGAACACAATTGCTTCGATTTTTTTCGAGCGACTTCCGGGTTCTCCTTTATATATCTCGTCATGTTCTTTCGATTCTTTTCTCCGATCTTTCGCTTTGACTCCTCGGTGAGGCGGCCTGGTATTCGAGCTGAGTGGCCATGAATGTATCGAAGAAATCCCATTCCGTATGAACGATTGTATGGTGTCTCTTTTTCACACCCGCATTCACATACTGGCCGTACTCCATTGTACTCGAACTTCAAAAGATATTCTTCATGACTGATATCATGAGATCGATTGATATGAGACGAGAGCCGAACAAATTCTTTTCCACATATTTCGCAAATTTTCATAAGTCACCTTCAATCTTAATTATAGTTGAACGTGTATAATCGTACACTTAAAGTTGAAGGGCTTCCGAATTTCTCCGGAAGCCCCTCGGTTGATCTATCTAATCGAAGTTAGATTACGTTCAACTATATGACATTCATGTCAAGACACGTGACCGTCCCGTAGAAGTCATTCCTGACCATCTTCTTACCGTACCGAGTCATGACACCCTTTCTCGGGGTGAAATCCTCAGGTGCGAAGATTGTCGGCGTGACGATCAGCGGGACGTAGGGAGCGTAGACGTATCCTGTCTCCAGGTAGCTTCCGCCCTTGTATCCAACCAAGACCTTATTACGCGGGAAGTAGGGGTCCTTGTAAACCGTGAAGCGGTTCGAGAGGGTTCCCACCTTCTCTGCGCCGATAACCATCGGTCCAACCTGTCCATCGCCATCGATGGTGTAGCTGGGCTTGTAGTAAACCGAAGCCTCGAAGATCGTAGCAACATCCGGTCCAACAACCACGAAGTTAGCCGAGCCACGCAGGGTTTTCCTGTGAATCTCATTGGCAACATCGATGATGGTCTCGCACAGGGTCTCGTACCATTCGCGAACTGTACCGGTGAAGGCGGGTCCGGGGGTGAGAGAGTTGCTACGATTAACCTCGGAGCCAGTCTGCTTGTTGACAAACTTACCAGGGCTACGTGACCAGTAGAAGTTAGCTGCACCAGCCTGAGTTAGCAGGTCATTCAGGATCTCACGATCGAGCTCCATTGCGATCTGCTCGGACAGGATCTGGGTCAACTCAACCTCAGCATCAAGGCTGTGGTAAGCATTCAGGTCCTGTGCCATCTCGGGTGACCAACGAGCTCTGAGCTTGCGGGTCTCTGCCACGACGGCGATGCTTTCGATCTTGATGTCGATCTCAGGAATCTCCGGAGAAGGAGTGGTTCCGAAATCGGACTCGAACGATGGAATCACCAAGGTGTCAGCTGAGTTAGCCCCTGAGTTGAGTGCTGCTGAAATTGGATAGCTTACAGTCATTCGTGCTTGACCAGTGGCCAAGTTGCCTGCCATAACACCAGAAACAACCATCAAGATACCAGTTGTTGAGCCGGCTGTATCAGCAAACGAATTCGCTGTGAACAAGCCATTAGCAAATGTACCAAGCTGATTCAGACGACGGACGTTAAGAACGCCAAGGCCATCCTGGATTGCCTTTCCATCAGTATCATTACCAATCGGAGCCAAGCCACCCGGGTTTGTGCCCAGAGCGTCAGCGACGATAGCAACTTCCTTGACTGCTGTTGAGTCCCAGTTACTCAGATTTGAAGTAAGAACCACAACGAACGAGTAAGAACCATTACCAGATCCGGCGCCGGCGCCAGCACTGCAGTTCTCAATTGACTTTGTAATCTGCGGATCAAACTGCAGATAACGACCATCAGTTCCTGTTGCGAAAGCTTGCTGCCCAGCAGTTACCGTTGAGTTAGCACCAAGAGCACCAGAAACGAGCAAGTCAGCAATTGCCGTCAAAGCAAATGTTGATTGAACTCGTGTGTATCCTGATCCAGCCAGATCGTACTGCCCGCCAACTGCCAATGAACCGGACTGAACGCCCTTGCCCACTGGGCTGTTATAGATGGAAGTACCACTATTGTATGTTGCACCCGCTCCAGAAACTCCACCAACGGGTGTGCCGTAAGTGTAATCCAGATAGAAGAGCAGTCCCGAAGGAAGACTCATCGGCTGGATTGAAACCAGATCATTAGCGATCAGGCCACCGAAAACTCGGCGAACGATCGGGAATGCGATGTTTGTGAAACCACGGATATCACCTGAACTTGTCAGGTTTCCGCCGCCGGTTGAAAGGCTAGAGGCTTCTTTCAAAACCTGGCCGGCCTGACTTTCCAGCATACGTGCCATGTTCTCGCGCTTCGTACCATCGAGACCGCGAAGCAGGCCTGTCCTGTTCCACTTCTCAACGAGTTGTTTATTCTGCGTACCAACGTGTCGCTGTCGGATCCCCTCGGTAAGCATTTCTAGATTAAAATTAGACATATTGTTCTCCTTTGAACTTTGTGTTGTCTGTCTTGGAATTAGCCTTTGTTAATTCCGGCTAGGACTGCCCATCTATCTGTCTCAACGCCACTGTTGGACGGCTGTGCCGACCGGGTTGATCTGGAAGACGACCCGAGAGTCCTCGAATTTCCTTCGCTCAAGTTCTTGCCACTACGGCCCCTACGGGTGAGCGACCCGGAGAGTGATTTGTAAAGCAGCTTCGCTTCGCGGAGCGTCTTGGCATTATCTAGCGCCTCGACAATTGCTCGTTGCTGTTTCACGTTTAGTCCCTTGTTCTGTAGCAGTTTGTTGGCGTACAGAAGCTTGGCGTTGAAGAGATTCATCTCAACAAGCTGTTGCTTCAGCTGTCCAGCTGCTTTCTTGTATGTTTTCGCTTCATGAACTGCACGGGCTGTTGCAGCACTGCGTCCTGGTTGGCGGCCGCGTCGGGCTGCCGGACGACGTGATGGTCGACGACGACGATTCTCTGCAACGCTTCCGAGCTCATCGGCCAGTACGTTGATTAGGGTGTCCTCATCGACCTCAATGACGTCACCAAGAATCTCGGCTCCACCAAATTGGTCTGCCTCATCCTCAGCTGCTTCGCGGACTGCCCTTCGAAGCTTGTTGCGCGGCGACCGCTTTCGGCCTTCACGAACCTTACGTCTCTTACGCATTTTGGATAGCTCTTTACGGAGAATTGACTCATCGATCTCGTAGACCGTATCAGCCTCATCCATTCCGCCAAACGCCATCTCTTCCAAGTCCAGCTCTTCGGCGTCGCCCTCGATGTCCTGTGCTAGATCTTCCTCACCTTCAAGGTCCTCAAGATCCTCATCACCACCTTCTTCATCAACAATCTCTAGGTCAAGACCCAGAGCACTGCCAAGATCCTGTAGTGCGTCTGTTGCAGCCACAACGTCGACGTCACCCTCAAGGGCTTCATCCTCGACATCTAGCTCGAGCTCTTCCTCGTCACCACCGGCGTCCAATACCTCAGCGTCAGCTTCCACTTCATCCTGCTCTTCTAGCTCTTTCTTCGAATCAGCATCATCGCCCTCGAAGAGAAAGTCGAAAATGTTTTTCTTGTACTTACTTGACATTTCTCTCATCTCCTTAATGGTAGAATTCAGCTTTGCTTGAAGGCGCTGAGAACCTCTTCCACTCGATCTCATCTCGGTTTGCAAAGACACCGCGTCTTTGACACATGTGATGAAACTGATTTCCAATCGTTTCCTTTGTTGGCTAGTTAGTCTTCCCTCTCGAAGAACGGTCATGACATCATGCAACTTTCTAACTCGTTTCTGTAGCACTGCCAGCTTCTCATCCATTCTACGAACTGACTTGAAATCTTGATTGACCAATTTTGCTAGGATACCCGCTGCGGCTTCTCCCATCATGTAGTCATCTTCTTCATCAGAGGCATAAACGTTTACATCGCCCGATGCATTAACAACGACAGAAGCTTTGGCGGTTTCATCTGCTAGAGCTACTGCATCGTCCTCGCTGTATCCCACGTCAACATTATCGGGCATTGAATCAACGATAGAGTCTAGATCGTAATCATCTTCAACTTCAATATCGCTGTCATCTTCAATTTCAAGGTCATCTTCAAAATCATCCTGCTCGGATAGGATTCTGTTGTTGATCATCTCCCGAATTTGAGGTGTAATCGTTTCCATAATTCTGTCACGCGCAGCGCGTTCAGCAGATTCTCTGATCTTTTTTGCATCTAGCAAAGCTTCATCGTATACTGTTGACATCCACTACCTCTTGCACTAAGTATTCACCAATTTGCAAAAAACAACTTTTTTGAATTATTTTTTTGCCAGATCCTGTAGTGAATAAATATACTCGTCTTCAATTTCCTCATCAAAAAGTTCTTCAGTAGTTGTTATTGATGGTGGGGGAGACTGTGACCATCCCCTTAATGTTCCTGTTCTTTTAAAGTTTGAGCCGCCGG